CAAATTGTTCACAAAAATACAATACGGAGTTCATAATATTTGAGTATACTATAAATGTAATCAAGAGAGGGAAGCGAAAGCGACAAGCTAAGCGACCAGAAACTAAAGAAAAGAGGAAACAAAAAATGAAAATGTACGAATTACAAAAATTAACTAGCGAAATTGAAGAAACAACAAACAGAAAAGTAAAATTGTTAGGCACTACCTGTGCAGGAAAACCAGCAGTATTTTTGTATCTTAATGATTGGTTAGTTCATACTTATTTTTTAGATGAATTATATCATGAAATAAATACATTGTTATTTATAATTAATGCATTAGCTTTCGGAAAAAATCCTGTTGAGTTTTAAACCGAATAATAAAAAGAAAAGAGGAAACAAAAATGAAGTACAGTAAAAACACAAAGTTGAACACAGTTTTGAATCAAATTGAAGAGGATTTATTGCAATTTGGTAAAGATGAAATTAAGTGTTATATGAAAGAATATCCCTATGAAACCGATTATAATATTTCGCAATACGGTAACATGTTAGTTTATTATTGGGAAATTAGAAAGATGTATATAAATGCAGGCTATAAAACATTCGAAAATAATAGAATATCCGATAATAAAATGTGGGAAATTTACAAGCGACAAGTTGGATATGTCGCAAGACAAATTATGAAAACTGCCTGATGAGTCTTTGAAAATTAAGACGAAACACCCGAAAGGGTGTTGCAGTAAATGAAAGGGGATATAATTATGATATTAAGAATTATGTTAAAAGACGAACGGTTTAAAAAAGGATATCGGCAGGTTACAAAAGAGTTTAAAACATATTCAGATTTAACTAACTATTTACAATTTAATAAAGATAGAATTTACGGACAAGTAAAAAAATACACTATCCTTGACAAAGGAAAAATTAAAGTAGGTGTTATAAAATGATTGATAATGACATTCATGGAATCAGATATACCTTAGATATACTTAAAACTCATTTCATGAAAAATTGTATAGATAATTGGTGGGAAATAACAAATTTAGAACTAATAGAAAAGCATTTGAATAATATTGAAGATGAAATAAATCGCCTGACGAGTCTTTGAAAATTAAGACGAAACAATGTTTCACATGAAACATTGTAGCGATTCGCAAATATAAAAGAAAAGGAAGTAAGCAAAATGGTAAAATTTACAAGAACATTGACTTATTACAAATTTACGTGTTTAGTCAATGAAAATGGCGAAGCAAAAGAAAAGGTTTTCAATGTTACTGAAAGTAACGAGAACAAAGCGAAAAAAGAACTTTTAAAGTCTGTAAGCAATTGTTTAATTATGAAAACTGACGAAGTAAAAGAAAAAAGAGAAATGACGCTTGATGATTTTATTGCTAATTCTCATGTTGTCGAATAATTAAAAGGAGTGTAATAAAATGAGTAACGAATTGCAAATTAAAGAAAATGTATTGGATAACGGTTCACAAATGTTGGTATCATCTTTTAAAATGGATTCTATGGAAGATAGACTTAAAGTTTTAAAAGCAACGAATACACCAGACCACCGAATCAAAGATTTCGTAAATATGGAAATTACTATTAAAGATATTTACATTGAAACTGTAAATGTTTTGCAGGAAGAAAAAGACGAAAACGGAAAGGATATTTACCAGACTTGCCCGAGAACAATTATTGTTGATGATAAAGGCGAAAGTTATGTTGCTGTTTCGTTTGGAGTATTCACAGCAGTAAAAAGAATTGTTGAATTGTTAGGAAATCCTCATGATTGGGAAAAACCCATTAAATTCAAGGTAAAACAAATTACCAAAGGTGACAGAAGCATTTTGACTTTTGAGCCAATAGTAAAATAATTTAGATACTTATATTTTGTGTTGTTTGTAAAATAATATAAAGGCGGATATTGAATCGCTATCCGCCTTTTAAATTAGGTGATTATATGAACAATTTTAGTTATCAATTTAGCAATGATTTAAAATTTTATTTTTCAAATCCACAACAATTAATATATTTTAAGCAAAAAGTAGACAGTAAAAATGTTATATACAATTTGAAATATCGTTATAGAAAACTTTATGGATTAAATATAACTGATGAAATGGCATATTTGTTGTTGTATTCTAAAATAGTTAATGATTTTAAAATAGAATGTTGTGGGGTGATTCTATGCCGAAAAGACGCGGAAAATATAATCAATTTTCAAATGAAATCAATAAACAAGTTAAAAGATATAATGAAAAAATCAAACGAATAAAAAATAAATATCCTGAATTAAAAAATTTATACAAGGATTCATTAAAAAGTAGTGAATTAAAAGATGTAATATTGACAGCGAAAGATTTAAAAAAATTAACATTATCAATAGATAAATTATTTATAAATGAAAATATTAAACCGATAAAAACTAAATCTGGATTAACTTTAAATAAATGGGCGATAGATGAATATAACAAAGATGTAAAAATTGTAAATAAATTAAAATTAAAAGAATTAGACATTATGTTAAAAACTCCATTCAAAGGCACTGAATTTTCATATGCTCAAATGGGCGGGGATATTGGAAATGAATTACGTCCAATTAATAAAAAATATAATGAATATGATAAAGTAACAGATTTTAGAAAAATGTTAAAATCTGTACAATTTAGGAGTTTTCCTAGTTATAGTAAATACAGAAACAATTTATATAAAGATAATTTTATAAAATCATTATATCAAGTAGGAAATGAATACATAGATGAATATGGAAATATACAAACGATAGATTTAAAAGACGTTATTTCAAAAATTCCAGCGGAAAAATTTATTGATTTTCTAAGAAATATTGGTGAAGATTTACACTTAATTTTAAACGAAAATTATACAGTTTTGCAACAACGTGAAAGACTAACTGAACTTGTAGAACTAGTCAAAGGATTTGGGGTTGATGTTGTTTAGTGCTGATTTTGAAACTATAACAGACGAAAATGATTGCAGAGTATGGGCATGGGGGGTATGTGATATACCATATACATTTGCAAATTTTGGTAATAGCATAGAGTCCTTTTTTGAACATTTAAAGACATTAAAAGAAAATTCAAAAATATATTTTCACAATCTCAAATTTGACGGTAGTTTTATTTTAAATTATCTATTATCAAATGGTTACACATGGGTAAAAGGAAAACAAGATTTAAAAATGAATACGTTTACCACTATGATATCTGAAGATATAAAATATTACAATATATCTTTTTATGTTAACAAGAAAGTAAAGGTTGATATATACGATAGTTTAAAAATAATTAATTTAACAGTAGAACAGATTGCAAAATCTTTCGGTATGCCGTTTCAAAAAGAAGAAATTGATTATAACGAATATAGAAGCAAAGACCATATAATGACAGAGAAAGAAAAAAGTTATTTATTAAACGATATAAAGATAGTTGCAACAGCATTAGATTATTTCTTTGAACAAAATTTAAAGAAAATGACACAAGGTAGTAATGCTTTATATAACTACAAGCAAATTATAGGTGGTGAAAAACATTTCAGACAATTTTTTCCGCAATTAGACGTTTCAATTGATAGTGACATAAGGAAATCATATAGAGGTGGATTTACATATTTAAATCCAAAATTTGCAGGCAAATTGATAAAAGAAGATGGATTTGTTATAGACTATAATAGTCTTTATCCTAGTGTTATGTTAATGAAACCTTTGCCATATTCACAACCAGTATTTTTTCAAGGTCAATATGAATATGATAAATATTATCCATTATACATTCAGCATTTAAGGGCACAATTTACTGTAAAGAAAGGGCATATACCTACAATACAATTAAAAAATAATTTATCATTTATAGCTAATGAATACATAACCGATAGTGGTTTTGAATATCCTGATTTATATTTGACAAATGTTGATTTGTGTTTGTTTTATGAACATTACGATGTTTATAATATTGAGTTTATAGACGGTTGGAAGTTCAGAGCACAAAAAGGTATGTTTGATAAATATATAAACAAATGGAGTAGGGTTAAGGTAGAAAGTAAGCTACAAGGAAACAAAGGAATGACACTAATAGCTAAACTTTTGTTAAATTCATTATACGGAAAGTTTGGAACATCACCAAAAGGAAGAAGTAAAAAACCAGTATTAGAAAACGGAATATTAAAATTTGAAAAGTTAGAGGAAGAAGAACGAAAACCTGTTTATATTCCATGTGCTGTATTTATCACAGCATGGGCAAGAAATGAAACCATACGAATGGCACAAAAAATACATGAAACAGGAAAATATATTTATAGTGATACAGATAGTATTCACGCAATAGGTGATATTCCAGATTTTATACCGTTAGATAATGCTAAACTAGGTTTTTGGAAGCATGAATTTAACATACGATATTGTAAATATTTACGTCAAAAATGTTATGTTGATTATGGAACAGAACCTAACAGTAATAAGTTAGAACGTAATATAACAGTTGCAGGATTGCCAAAATCAGCAAAAAAGTCATTCACAATCAAAAAGTTTAACATAGGTAGTGTATATTCAGGAAAATTACAACCGAAGCAAGTCAAGGGTGGTGTGATATTAAAAACCACAGACTTTACTATTAAAGGAAAGTGAAGTAAAATTCATGTTGACAAACTCAAACAAAAGGAGTATAATGAAAGGAGAGAAAGGGAAAAAGTCATGATATATCAATGTTGGAAACCACGGTGAAGAACCGCCAACATGGATTGTCTAGGTGGTACTAGATATCATTGACTTTTCCCAATCTTGTAAAATGGAATATTTTAATATAAATGATGTTTTATCACACAACAAATTATTTAACTTTATTGTTGGTGAACGTGGAAACGGAAAAACTTATGGTGCATTAGAATACGTTGTAAAACGTTATTTGAAATATGGTGAGGAATTTATATATTTGAGAAGATTTAAAACAGAGATAAAAAAAGTAAATTCTCTGTTTGAACCGTTGAAAATAAATAACCCAAAATGGGAAATAACAGAAAAGAATAAATGTTTTTATATGAATGGTAAGTATATGGGATTTGCTCATGCCTTAACTCAATCTGTTGTACAAGCTAGTGTTGCCACACCTAAAGTGGGTACAATTATATTTGATGAATTTACCATGAAAGAGGGAACATATCATTATTTAAATAATGAAGTTGAAGATTATTTTTTACATTTTTGGTGTACCGTTGACAGGTTTAGAGGTGTTAAGGTAATTTTTATAAGTAATGCTTATTCTGTAATTAATCCGTATTTCACTTATTTTGGCATAAATTTTGATGAGGGAAATATATGGAAAAATGAGGATATTATAGCGATGAAAACAAACAGCGTTAAATATCGGGAGCAGATAAAACAAACACGTTCGGGTCAACTATTGTCTAAAACGAATTACGGAAACTTTGCTTTAGATAATCAGTTTAAATTAGATAGCTATGATTTTATTGCAGAAAAAACTTCAAATGCTAGATACAAGTTTGATATGATTCTTGACGGGTTACAAGTAGGTGTTTGGTTTGATAACGAAAGTGGTTATTATTTTATAACAAATAAATATAGTTGTAATGGAACAAATTCAATTAAATTTGCATTAAGTAATACAGACTTAAAAGGCGCAACAATTTTTACTAAAAATGTTCGCGGAATATTTCAGCTTGAAAATTTAGGAAAAATGTATCGTTATGGTAGAGTTTACTTTGAAGATTTGCAAATTAAAAAAGTTTATGAAAGTGTGATATCAAAATGGTAATAAACAGAAGAATGTATAATTATTCTAATCATTATTATGAAATGGGATTCACAATAAAGGAAGTAGGAACTTTCATTCACAAAATTTTTGAATTGCCATTAACAACTAGTAGAAGAATAGCAGAGTATTGTATATATTGTAAGCAATCTAACAAGGGTTTTTGCCCAATTGACACACAGGAGTTGATTAGATGAAAGATATTTTTTGTTTTTGTTGTGCGTGTGTAAGCAGTGCAATTTTATATCTGGTAGGTGACATAACAATGCCTTTCATAATTCTATTAATATTTATGTGTACTGATTACATAACAGGATTAATATTATCAGGTGTATTTAAAAAATCAAAGAAAACAGAATCAGGTGGTTTATCATCTGAAATTGGATTCAAAGGTTTGATTAAAAAAGTTTGTATTATAATTTGTGTGATAGTCGCTAATATGTTAGACTATGTGTTAAAAACAAATTATATTAGAAATGTTGTTATAATTTCATTCATTACAAATGAAGTCATTAGCATTATAGAAAACTTGGGATTAATTGGTGTCAAAATCCCGAAAGCTATCACAAATGCTATTGATATATTAAAAAAGAAAGAAGATGAAGAAAATGCAAAGACTAGGAATTGACTTGTCTGAGCACAACGGTGATTTTAAAAGTTCAAAGTTAAACGATGTTGAATTTGTTATGATTCGGACAGGCTATGGAAGCAAAAACAGAGATAAACAAGAGGACAAACAAGTTTACAATAATGCCAAAAAGTGTATCAAGGCAAAAATTCCTTTCGGATTTTATCACTATACATATGCTCTTGATACTAAAATGGCAGAAGCAGAAGCAGATTTTTGTCTGTCCATTGTAGATAAAATATCGAATCAAGGTTACAGACCGATGTACCCTATTGCATTTGATATTGAAGATAAAAAACTTGACAAGCTAACAATTGCACAACGTACTGATATTTGTATTGCATTTTGTGATAAAATAGAAAAAGCTGGATATTACGCTGTGATTTATGCAAGTACAAGCTATTTTAAATCTAAATTAGATTTGCAAAGATTAACACGCTTTGACAAATGGCTTGCAGATTGGACAAAGAAAAAAGATGAAGATTTACAAAAAATTATTCCTCATGGTATACGTCAATTTAAGGTTGACAGAAACGAAAATTTGGATTACAATTATGCTTATAAGGATTATCCAGATATTATAGGAAAAATGTATGGAATAAAAAAAGAGTTAAAAGTTGGCAGTGTTGTTAAGGTTCTTAAACCTATTATATATGGAACTAACAAAAAATTCAAACAATATTATGAATACTACGAAGTATTAAGTATTGGAAAAATTAGAAAGAACCGTATCGTAATAGGCAGAGATGGAATTACAACATCTGCAATTGATAAAAAATATTTAGAGGTGATTAAGTAATGACAATCGACGAATTATTCCAAACCATTGCAGAAAAGACTACAAACAACGAAAACATAAGTGTTGAACTAAATGATTTAATGACAAGTGTAAAATCGTTACAAGGAGTAAACACACAACAAGAGCAACAAATAAAGGAATTGCAAGACTATAATTCAAAATTAAAAGACGCTAATAGCAATTTGCTATTGTCAAAAGGGTTTGTTTCTAGATTTGAAAAAGAACCAGAACCAGAACCCGAAGAAGATAAACCTAGAAATATTAAAGATTTTATTAAATTTGATTAGGAGTGATTTTTTATGGGAGTTAATTTAGAGAATGGTGCGGAAGTAGTAAATACAGTAGTTGAGAATATGTCACCAACATTAAGAGCAAGTATTCCGCAAGCAACAGCAACAAATATTAAAGATGTAGGAAAACCGATTTTGCAGTGGAGTGAATTGGCTAATGCTTTTTACACTACTTTATTTAACCTAATTGGAATGACTTATGTTGAATACAGAAGTTATAAAAACCCACTTTCAATGTTCAAACGTGGTGATTCTATTTTAGGTAGTGATGTAAGAGAGATTGCTATTAATTTGCAGACAGAAAAAGATTACGATGTAAGCGGTAGTAGACTTTTGACAAATGAAGCACCAGATTTGAAAGTTGCTTATTATAGGGTAAATCGTCAAAAAGATTTTGAAGTTACAAATATTGAAAGTGAATTGCAAATGGCATTTTCTAGTTGGGATAACTTTGGTACGCTTGTTAGCAGAATTGTTGATAACCTTTATAGGTCAAACGAAGTTGCAGAGTACGAATGGACAAAGGGCACTATTTCAACTGCTATTAATGACGGACATTTAACTACAAAACAGCTTGCAATGCCTACTGATTCCGCAACTGCAAATGCATTTGTTAAGGCTGTCAAAACATTATCAGATAAATTTACTTTTTTCTCTACTGAATATAATGCTTATAACAAAATGGCAACAAGCGATACTAAAAAATTCAAAACCTTTACACCTAAAGAGCAACAAGTTTTGATTGCAACCCCTGAAGTAATGGCAAGTATTGATGTAGATAGTTTGGCAACAGCGTTTAATCTTTCAAAGGTTGAATTTATGGGAAGAACAATTGTTGTAGATGATTTTGGTGGAACAAAGGAAGCCCCGATTACAGCATATGCAATGTTGTGTGATTCAGCATTTATTAAAATTTGGGATAAAACAAAGTATTTCAATACATTCGTAAATCCTGCCAACATGAGTGCAAAACACTTCTTCCATGTATGGCAAACTTATGGTTATAGTCCATTTGCAAACGCTGTTTTATTCAAACCTGCTCAATAGTTTATGAAAGGAGATACGGAACATGACTTTTACACCAAATTCAAAGGTGCGGTTATGTTCCGTTCCTTTTAGTGATTATACCAACGTGTTAAGTTTTAAAAATAATGATGAAGCTAGAGCAAATTATTTTATCAGTAAAACTGTTTATAACTTGACTGATGTTAATGGTTATAGTTACGTTAAAGGGAGCGGAGCAATCCGAGTAAATAAGAATAAAGAATCATTATACAATGTAAATTATATGATGTATCGAAATGACAACTTTGGAAGTAAATGGTTTTATGCTTTTGTTGATTCTTTGGAATATATAAATGCGAATGTGACAGAAATTAAATTCAGTACAGATGTATGGCAAACATGGGAAAGTGCGTTAAACTTTCACGAATCATTTATAGTACGTCAGCATATACCTAAAGTAGAGGACACAATTGGAGCAAATTTGCAACCAGAGGGATTTACAAATTTAAAATATGTTGAAGAAAAATTATTAAGAAATGATTTAGTTAAATATCATTCGTCTGATAAATCGTTAGCTATAATAGTTTGTTGTACAGAATATCATGACGGAGATAGCGGAGTATGGAGAAAACCGCCTAAATGTTTAATTGATGAAGTACAAGGCACGTTAGCATATATCCCATTCATTTCTACAGATACATTTTTTAATTTTTTATCAAAATTTATTAATGAAAGTGGTAAATCCGAATCAATTGTAAATATTTTTACTTGCCCAATAGAATGTTTTTACGACCAGACAAGTGGCACATTTAACTTTAAAGAGGGTACACCTTTGGGGGTATCTCCGAATGTATCAGTTAGTGATGTTTGGGAAACCAATTGGATTAGATATAGAATACCAAAAATGAATAAAATAAACATTGGAACACATGGAACAACTGTTAATCATTATGCTAGAAATAATAAAATGTATACATTTCCATTCACTAAGGTAATATTAACTAATAATAGTGGAAGCAGTTTAACATTTAGGCAAGAATTTTTTGACGGAACACCAACAGAGGGTGAGGACATTGTTTTTGATGTAAGGAATACTGTTTTACAACCTGTCACATCATATTGTCACCCTGCCAATTATAGAGAGGGAGATTATGTAAACGGACTTTCATTAACAAATTATCCTATGTTGCCGTGGTATACAGATACATATAGTAGGTGGTTAACATTAAATCAAAATACATTAAAATATCAACAATTGACACCTATTATAAATTTAGGTGTTTCAAATTTTAATAACATGATATCATCAGCGACAGGCGGAGCAAGTAGTTATATTTCATCAGCAGGACAAATAGACAGTGCAAGAACTACTCAAGGACAATTTTCTGGAATAGCGGGTGCAATCGCTAATAGAGTATCATCATTAGGAACGCAAATTAATAACACTGTAAATAACCTTGTATCAACTGGAGAACAAATATGGAGTTTTTACGCAAAAAAAGCTGATATGGAATTACAACCAAATTTATCAGCAGGAAATTATAACGCAAATAATATTTTACAAATGAATCAAAAATTAAATTTTAGTGTAATGTTTCAGCGTGTGTGCCTTGAACAATTCAAACAAATAGATAACTATTTTGACAAATTCGGATATGCTATAAATAACTTTAAACCTGTAAATTATAATAATCGTTCAAACTATGATTACATAGAAACATCTCAGATAATGGTTGATGGTGATGTGCCAGAGGACGATATGGATACAATAAAAAATATATTCAATAGTGGAGTTAGAATATGGCATGATACATCAACATTTTTAAATTATTCAGCATACAAATATAATACTAGCGATAAAAAATAGGTGGTGATAATATGGGAAAACGTAAACCATGGGATACTAATTTGTGTGGGTATAAAAACAACACAGCTTTTATGATGTACTATTCATATCTTGCAAATTTGCTATTGTCTAGGTATGAATGGAAAAATTTACCCGAATCAATGAACGAACGTTTCATAGAATTGTGTTTGTTCGAAGATGGAAAAGCAGTATTTGTAAATGATGATTTGTATGGAATGCTGAATTTAAGATATTCCGAATCGAATACATTAAATATCTATCAAGAGCCAGAAGAAATAAACGCATATTCTCTTGACTATCACAAAACATACAAACTACAAGATGTTGCTCTGATTTACAACAATTATACCAAAATGCCAGATTTAGGAATTGTTTGTGAATATGCTCTTAGGTTATACGATATCAGAAGAACGATAGACGTAAATACTAGAGTACAAAAAACACCATTGTTAATGTTGTGTCCTGATAATAAAAAGTTGACATTAAAAAATATTTATATGCAATATGACGGTAACGAGCCAGCTATATACGGATATAAAGACACGTTCAATGAAACCGAATTTAAAGTATTAAAAACAGATGCACCATTTTTGGGTAATGATTTGACTTTATTATTTAACAAAGTTCTAGATGAATTTTTGACAAGGTATGGTATCAACAATGCTAATACAGACAAACGGGAAAGACTAATTACAGACGAAGTAAATGCAAACAATCAGTTGGTACAATTATGTGGTGATACAGGTTTGTTGTGCCGTAAACAGGCTTGCGAAAAATTCAACAAACTATATGGAACAAACATAGATGTTGAACTAAGACAAAAGCCAGTTGAATATAATGCCGAGGTGATTCAAAATGAGCAGATATACGATTGAACTTAGGTATTTAATTGAGGGTAACTATGATTTAGGCTTAAAAGATTATCCTATATTTGATGAATCATACAGAGAACAATTGAATAACAAAATAATTCAACATTATTATTTTCGTGAAATAGGGTTTGAAACAGAAGCATTATTTAAGAACAGATTAAACCAAAAAATGAATGAAATAATGCCATACTACAATCAAATGTACAAGTCTGAATTGATAAAAATAAATCCTCTATATACTACAAATATAGAAGAAAAATTTGCAAGAGAATCAATAGCTTCTGGAAACGGAACTTCAGAAACAACAGGCAGTGGAAACAACACATCATCATTCAACAGTACACAAACAACAGATTATGGAAAAGTAAGTAAATTTTCTGATGTAGCACAAGCACAAACTACACCAAACGAAATATTGAACGACAAATATTTAACTAGTGCAACAGTAGATGATGGTCAAGACAAAGATACAAATAACGGCACGAACACTTCAGAATCACAATCGACATCTAGCGGAACAACTTCAAGTAACAATAATTTAAATGAAAATACAACACTATCCAGAACTGGAAACAATGGAACAGCAAGCGAAAGCGAATTATTAAATATGTACCGTGAAACATTTTTAAATATTGACATGATGATTATTGATGATTTAGACGAATTATTTTTAGGTATTTGGTAAGGAGTGAATTATAATGATAGATTTTACAAAAATCCCTAATATCCATTACTGGACACAAAGGGTTTTACCTTGTGTGTTTGATGAAAGTTTATCTTATGTAGAAAAGATTAATAAGCTAGAGGAAGAATTTAATAATTTAATAAATGATTATAACAAATTCGGTCAAAATGTTGTAACGGAAATAAATACATTTGAAGAAGAAACTACAAATCAAATTAATAGTTTTATTCAACAAATAACAAATGAAATTAATACCTTTAAAAATGATATAACAAATCAAATTACTACATTTGAAACTAATTTGACAGCTAGGCAAAATTCTTTTGAAACTAGAATTTTAGAAATAACAGAAGAATTTGAAACAACTATTAATAATGACATAGCAACATTCAAACAGACAATAACAGCACAGCAGGAAGAATTTGAAACAACTATTAATAATGACATAACAACATTCAAACAGACAATAACAGCACAGCAGGAAGAATTTGAAACAACTATTAATAATGACATAACAACATTCAAACAGACAATAACAGCACAGCAGGAAGAATTTGAAACAACTATTAATAATGACATAACAACATTCAAACAGACAATAACAGCACAGCAGGAAGAATTTGAAAATCGTGTGAATAGTAATATTAATACTATGCAGGAAGTTGTAAACGAAATTCCTAATACTGTTACAACACAAGTTAATGCAATAACTCAACCATGGCTTGTAGCAAATGTTCCCGCAATGGTTGAATCCAGTGTTGCTAATAATGTAAACAAAGTTTTTGATGTAGACCATTTATATAATAGTGGAACAAGTAAAACAATTGGTGATATAAATAACTGGACAGAAACAGGGATTTATTTTGGAACTACAAATAGTGAATTTCTTAATTTTCCAGATAGTGTTGGTGCAGGTTATAATTTTTGGTGTATTGTTGGTCATTCAGCAGACACAAATGTATATAACCCATTGCAACAGAATCTATATATTTCTAATGGAAATATATATTACAGGCCACAATCAGATATTCAAGCGTGGGATAATTGGTATAAATCAAATATTTCAGTAACCAATATTCCATACAATACTGCAATTGATTTCAACACTTATTTTTACACAAGTACAGAAGTTGCAAATGGTGATATGTGGATTGGCACATTTCAAAGTTATGATAAATGGCTAAATGCGCCTAGCGGATTTAAAGTTGGTGATATTGCATTAATTACAAATGATATATTGTACGCTGGTGGTACAATTATAAATGTTGAAAGGGTAACAAAAATTGGTAATACTGCTCCAAATGCTCAATATATCGGCAAAACATGGAGTAGATGTAAAGTTGGGCCAACATGGCTATCATGGAATCCAACAACTCTTGATTACCAATACAAAGAAATACTCACGAATACACAATTAAACGATTTAACGGAAACAGGAATATATACTATTAGTAGCGAAAGTGGTGTTACAATCGGTGGATTACCATCAACGGCTTTACAATACGGTTCGTTTTATATCAGAGTAACAGCAAATAACATTGGTACAAATAGCGATGAAATAATTCAAGAAATTATAAATGCTGGTACTGGTGCTTCTAGTTATACAAGAGAAAAGCAAGGCGCTCAATGGAGTAATTGGAAAAAGATAGGTGCAGAATTGGTATATTCTACAAATAAAACTTTTACGATTGGTAATGGTACACCTTATTGGTGGGATAATATTGTTACAACACTAAAGTATAATGTCAACGATATGCCAAATTACGAATGTCAAATTGATGTGTGGAATAGTATGCTAACTGGATATCTACAAATACCGTTAGTTGTCGGTTGTACAATGACAAATTATGCAGGTACTAATGCTGTAAATCTAACACCAACAGTGTATTGCCCACTTGCTGATGAAATTGTATCAGACCAGAAATTTACTATGAATATAAAAGTGTTTAAAAGGTATTAAAAATTATTCAATAGACGGTACATTAAAATTTACACGCTAGAAAATACAAAATCTAGTGTGTATTTTTTTATGCAATAAACTTATATCATCTTTAATGCTTTATCATGCTAAACTATGCTATTCTATGAACCCACCGCCAAGCCACTGGAAAAAACTTATCC